GTTGTGGGTTTTCAAAGCTGTCGCTGAAGTTTGATTATACTCCGATTTTTTTCAAGGAGGTCAGACTCGAGAAGGGAATTCCGATTTCAAGCGGTATTACAACAACGCTGCTAAGTAAGGCGTTCGAAGGAGACAAAACTCTTGGGGATGTGGCTGAGCGATTGACCGGAGATAAGAATAAATACTTTACGCATATGATTGTGAATGATAATCAGGTCGCTCCGACGATAACGAGTGGCGGGTCATTTTGCAGAATGTTTGATAAGACGAGGCTCGCGGATGAGGACTTTCGAAATGTTCAGACGTTTCCACAGGACTACAATTTTAAGGGCAATAATGTGCAGTATGTATGCGGCATGAGCGTGCCACCGAATATGATGGCCAATATAGCAACGGAGGTGTACGAGCAGTGGCTAAAATAAAAACAGAGGTCCTGAACATATCCGACATAAAAGTATATGCGAATAATCCAAGACGCAACGAGAAAGCAATCAATGCGGTGATGGAGAGCATCAAGAAGTTTGGATATGCGAATCCGATAATCGTGAACGCTGACAATGTGGTTTTAGCCGGTCACACAAGGCTTGAGGCTATTCGAAAAACTGGAGCAATGCAGGTGCAGGTTATAAGGCTTACACATCTGACAGAACAGCAAGAAAAAGCGTTCAGAATTGCGGATAATAGAACGGCTGAGTTTGCGGAATGGGATGGAGATTTGCTTGAGGCTGAAATGAAAGACATTGAGGCAGATGATTGGGCAAAGTTCGGATTTAGTCAAAAGATGCTGGAGAAGCTCGCGGCACCGAATATGTGTAAGTGCCCGAAATGTGGGCAACAGTTTTTAAAGGTTTAGGAGGCGAGCAATGTTTGAGAAGGTGAATCCATCGCATCCGGACAAGGTCGCAGACCGCATCGCGGGTGCAATCGTAGACAAGGCGTATGAGAAACAGACGGATCCGAAGATAGCGGTCGAGGTCCTGATCGGACACGGGAACTGCACTATCATCACGGAGACGTCGGTGCATATCGAGGATGAAGAGGTTCTGGCAATCGTGGACAGAATAGCTGGTCCGGGACTCGCGGTATATTACAGTGAGAACAAGCAGGACGAGCATCTGTCGAAGAACCAGAGCAGAGGCTTCAAGTGTGGTGACAATGGCATCTTCAAGGGAGTACTGGTCACGATGGAGCAGAGGAAACTGTGCTCGATAGCAAAGAATATATATGGAACGTGGCACACCGACGGGAAGTATATCCTGGACGGAGACAGGTTGATTATCTGTCAGAGCTGTGCGACATCGGCTGATCTGAGGCTGATGTATAAGTGTGCCGAGATCAATCCTCTCGGAGATTGGACGGGAGGCGCGAATGTGGACTCAGGAGCGACTAACAGAAAGCTCGGGTCCGACATGGGCGACTCCGTAACCGGTGGAGGTCTGCACGGCAAGGATTTGAGCAAAGCCGATGTAAGCGTGAACATTTACTGCTGGATCAAGGCTCAGATAACGGGCAAGCCGGTGACGATGTGCTGCGCGATAGGCGATGCAGAAGTGGACGGTATTCCATACGGCGAGATAGTTGAGATCGCACGGGACTTTATTAAGGAGCGAGGTGGTTTCGAGAAGTTTGCCGAGTGGGGACTGATCGAGTAACGATATGAAAAAAGCAGAATGGCAGGAGAGAATTAAACAGGCGAGTATGGACGCTGGAACGTATCGACCATATTTCGACAGCATAATTGATACGCTGGCCGAGACGATGGAGATGCGAGACGATGCGCGAGAGAAGTTCTACGCATCGGGCGGGCAGACGGTGGTCATGCACGTCAATAAGGGAGGCAACGCGAACATCGTGAAGAATCCTGCGCTGGTGGTCGTGGATGATCTGAACAAGACCGCACTCTCATACTGGCGTGATCTGGGACTCACTCCTGCCGGGCTGAAGAGGATTAACGAGACAGCACTCAAAGGCGGTTCGAATAAGAACACGCTCGGGTCGGTGCTGAAAGATTTAGGCATATGAAAGCAAAGGATTATTGCGGGACTGCAAAGCAGTACGCGCTTGAGGTGGTCGGCGGCAAGATAGTCGCAGGAGCTGAGATCGTAATGGCCTGTCAGCGGTTCCTCAATGACCTTGAGCGAACGGATATTGAATTAAGGGCGAGAGATCCGAACGCGGTCTGCTCGATAATGGAAGGGTTCTTCGTACACCAGCAAGGCGAAGATATGCACGGCAAGCCGTTACTCGGTGAGCCGTTTTTACTTGAGCCGTGGCAGATATTCTGCGTGGTCAACCTGCTCGGGTGGTATTACACCGGGACGGATGAGCGTCGATATAAGGAGGCGTTTATCGAGGTTGCGAGGAAGAACGGCAAAACTTCTTTTATTGCGGCACTCGCGTTTGCGGTCGGGATCCTGCAGAGGCGGAGCGGGTCGAAGATCTACATCGTGGCCAATGCTTTGAAGCAAGCTCTGGAGGCATTCAACTTCTTAAAGTTCAACATCAATTACAAGGGGCTGCGTGATGATGAGGACATCAGGGTCCTTGATAACTCGTTCAACCACTCGATTGAGTATCAGTTCCGGGACGAGACCGGACAGGCGGACGGGTTATTAAGCATCCACGCTCTGGCATCGAATCCTGATAGTCAGGACTCATTCAACTGTAACTTTGCTATCGCTGATGAGGTGGCTGCGTATAAGAAAGCATCGCAGTACAACCGATTCAAGGAGGCGATGAAGGCATACCGAAACAAGCTGATGATCGGCATAACCACAGCCGGTGACAATGCAAACAGTTTCGGGTACAGACGAATGGAGTACGGCATCAAGGTGGTCAATGGTACGGTCAAGGATGATTCGCTATTCGTAATGATTGCGAGAGCGGATCAGGACGAAAACGGAGAAGTGGACTACACGAATCCGATTCAGCACCAGAAGGCCAACCTCAGTTATGGCGTGACGGTATCGCCTGAGGACTTGATGAACGAGGCGATGCAAGCACAGAACGATCCGCAGCAAAGGAAGGACTTCCTGTCGAGGTCGCTGAACATATACACCACAGCGATCAAAGCGTACTTCGACATCGAGGAATTCAGGCGGTCGGATAACGAATATCATTGGACGATGGACGAGCTGGCAAAGTTGCCGATCAAGTGGTACGGTGGCGCAGATCTGTCGAGGATGCACGACCTTACTGCGGCGGCATTGGTCGGAGAATATAACGGAGTGCTGATAATAATCACACACGCATTTTTCCCGATCTCGCAGGCGGCTCGAAAAGCGGACGAGGACAATATACCACTGTTCGGATGGACTGACGATGGCTGGTTGACGATGTGCAATTCGGAAACGGTCAACTATGCCGATGTGGTTAACTGGTTCGATGTAATGAAGAGCAGAGGCTTCAACATTAAGGTGATCGGGCAAGATAAGAAGTTCGCTCGAGAGTTTTATTTAATGATGAAGGCGAAGCATTATAACGTGGTAGATCAGCCGCAATACTATTACGTGAAGTCGCAAGGCTTCAGGCATATAGAAAAGGCGGCTAAAGATAAAAAACTATATTATCTGCACTCCGAGGCTTATGAGTATTGTGTTCAGAATGTCAGGGCAATAGAAAAAACAGACGATATGGTGCAGTACGAAAAGGTATCACCAGAACAGAGGATAGATTTATTCGATGCTTCTGTGTTCGGTACTGTGCAGTTATTGGAGAATTTAGAGAAACGAGAAAAAGCTCGGGAATGGTGGGGAACTAAATGAGCATAATGGATTATTTCTTCAGAAGTACGGACAAAATAGGCAACGTTCGCACTTCGACTACCAAGAGCAACAGTATGGTCGGGATCCTGCTTGGCGATGATGATACAAGTTTAGCTTGTACGGGTTATACATCGCTGGCAGACAATCCCGAAGTGTTCACAGCTTGTCGTAAGATAGCGACACTGATATCGAGTATGCCGATAATGCTGATGGAAAACGGCAAGAGTGGCGATACAAGGATATTCAATGAGCTGTCACGTAAGCTGGATATCGAACCTAACAGGAACATGACAAGGCGTACATGGATGGAAGCTATCGTGATGAATATGCTTCTGTACGGCAGGGGAAATTCGGTCGTGAAGGTTTATACCTCAAGAGGTTACATAACAACACTTGAGCCTATATCAGCTTCAAGGGTTTCATTCGCACCGAGTCCGACCGAGCGTAAGTAT